GCTTGAATATAGCTATTGGCCACATCCTCACGAGTTTCGGCCACCATGGCCCAACTAGAATTATTTAGCCTTACAGTTTTGTCAATATTTGAGCTAAACAAGCTGGGCATCATTTGTAGACCCTGTGGACTAACAACACAGCAAATTGGCTGCTTGATCATCATGTAAGTGTCGTGAAGTTCTATAATTTTGGCAACAATTTCTTCGCCAGTGATAAGTTTGAAAGTGTAAATTTCATTGCATGCAGGTGTCATGGTGTTCCTAAGTTAGAGTTTAAACGTGCTTGAAGTTCATCAACGCTAAGTTTACTTAACCCCTCAAAGCCACCCTCAACAAATAATTTGCCGTCTTTGTAAATTTGAGGCACAGTTCGATGTCCTGCACCCACAATAAATTCACGAGCATCACTGTCCTCGTCAATTTTAATTTCTTCAAACGCAATGCCTTTTTGATCTAATAGATATTTTGCCTTGACGCAAAAAGGACAATTATTTTTACTGTAAACTGTTAACATTATAAACTAAATCCTGTAAATGTATTGCTATCCACATCTTGTTTGGTACCACCAATGATGTAGCTGGAAATTTCTGTTTCTTGTGGAGCCACTTGTACATCTGCTCCTGCGATCCATTTGGCTGTCCACGGTAATGGGTTTGAGCCGGTCTTGACTGTGGTTGGGAGACCAATTGCAGTCATGCGTTTGTGTGCAATCCAATCCACGTAGTCGCACAACAACTGTTTGTTGAGTCCAATCATGGACCCATCTTTAAACAAGTATTCAGCCCATTTTTTCTCCTGGGCCACAGCACCATTGAACATTGCTACCAACTCATCTCGAGTTTCTTCCTTGATTCGAGCAAAATCAGGATCATCAGATGGCAATAGTTTGATCAGTGTCTGTGTACTAGCCAAGTGCACATTTTCATCACGTGCAATCAATTTGATAATCTTGGCGTTGCCTTCCATTTTTTTCAATTCAGCAAATGCCCATGAGCAAGCAAACGACACATAAAATCTTATACCTTCAAGAGCGTTGACAGAATTTATTGCCAACCACAACTTTTTCTTGAGATCATACAAGTTGACGACAATTTCCTTTCCGTTGACCTTGTGGGTTCCTTCGCCTAAGGTTTGATACCACAGACTGGATTCAATTAGTGAATCATAATATTTGGTGATATCAATGGCACACTCTGAAATTTCTTCAATGTCCAACATCTCATCAAAGATTTTGCTTGGGTCACTGTACACATTGCGAATAATGTGTGTGTAACTACGACTATGAATTGTTTCGTTAAACGTCCATGTTGTGATCCATGTTTCTAACTCGGGTATGGATACCAGTGGTCCAAATGCTAAATTGGGACTGCGGCCTTGAACACTGTCTAGCAGTATCTGTCGTTTTAGATTGCTGGTAAAAATGTGTTGTTCAAAATCTGTCAAGTCCTTGAAGTCCTTGGCATCACGCAACACATCTACTTCTTCTGGTCGCCAAAAAAACCCCAACTGCTTGTCAGTCAGTTTGTCAAATTGTCGATATTTAAGTGTGTCAAATCGTTGCATACCAACTGACCCTTGTGGGTCAAGGAAAGCAAGACTGGTGGTATGATCGCGATTTTTCCGTAAATTTAATGTGCTCATTTTTATCTTTCTTAAATCTTGCAACTGTCACAGTCTGCATCATCTGCCAGAGTGTTATCAACTGATTCTGATAGAACAGCGCGACCAGTCATGCGATCAATGTCAATCTCGCCCTGTCCATCATATGTGTTAAAGTAATACAACTGTTTGCCACCGTATTTGTAAAAAGTAATCACGTGCTTTAGCATTTCACTCATTGGTATCTTTTCATCCTCGTAGAATTGAGGATTGTAGCTGGTGTTTACGCTGATGCCCTGGTCGATATATTTTTGCAAAATTGCCATGATGTTCAAGTAGCCTTCGGGGCTTTTTTGATCCCACAACAACTCGTACTTGTTTTTTAGTCTTCTATACTCTGGCACCACTTGTTTTAACACACCATCCTTGCTTTGTTTGATTGATACATAGCTACGGGGAGGCTCGATACCATTGGTACTGTTGCTAATTTGTGCGCTGGTCTCAGCTGGCATCAGAGCCATTAGTGTGCTGTTTCGAATCCCTGTTCGGCGCAATTGTTCGCGGAGACCTTCCCAATCCACACAATCAGTATGCGGTAACAACTCATCAACTTCTTGCTTGTACGTGTCAACTGGCAACACGCCATCATGATATTTTGTTTCGTTGCTCTTGGGACATGCACCAAATTCTGCTGCCAGGTCAGCACTGGCCTTGATCAAATAATAACTCCAGTGCTGGGCCCAACGATCTACTTCAGCTAGAGATGCAGGATTGCTGTAACTTAGATCATGCTTGGCCAACCAGTAAGCAAAGTTAATAATACCAACGCCAAGTGGCCTACGTGCTTCGGTGGCCATCTGTGCTGCCAGAATTGGATAATGTTGATAACTCAACAGTGCATCAAGACCGCGCACTGCTAGATTGCAGGCCTTTTGCATGTCCTCGGGATTACGAAACACACCCCAATTCAATGCACTAAGAGTACACAATGCAATTTCACCATCGGTGTCATTGACATCATTTAACGGCTTGGTTGGCAGTGTGATTTCACAGCAGAGATTGCTCATTTTAACTGGTGCCAAATCAGACTTGAAGCTGCTGTGAGTGTTGGCATGATCAACGTTTTGTAAATATACTCGTCCGGTATCCTTGCGCTCTTGCATGAAAGTAGTAAACAGATCAATTGCCTTGAGTTTTTTCTTTCTTAGCTTGGTACTGCGTTCAGCTGACTCGTACAATTCACGGAATCGATCTTGATCGTTAAAAAATGCTTCGTACATTTCTGGCACATCATGTGGGCTGAACAATGTGATATCTCCACCTGACAGCAAGCGTTCGTACATTAACTTGTTGAACTGCACACCGTAATCCATGTGGCGCACACGATTATCTTCTGTACCTTTGTTGTTTTTTAACACCATCAAGTCTTCAACTTCAAGGTGCCATATGGGATAATACATGGTGGCAGCACCGTTACGAACCCCACCCTGACTGCAACTACGAGTGGCGGCTTGGAACATCTTGTAAAAAGGAACCACGCCAGTGTGATAAGCATCGCCGTTGCGTATGGGACTTCCAAGTGCTCGGATGCGCCCGCCCCCGATGCCAATGCCGGCTTTTTGGCTCACATACTTGACAATGCTAGAAGTTGTGGCATTGATGCTGTCTAGGCTATCACCAGTTTCAATCAACACACATGAACTGAATTGACGTTGCGGAGTTCGCACACCTGCCATGACTGGAGTTGGTAAACTGATTTGATGTGTGCTAATTGCATCGTAATAGTCTCTGACGTAGGCCAAGCGGGTGCTGGCTGGATACTTACTGAACAATGTGGCAGCAATCAACACATACGCCACTTGTGGGGTTTCGTATATGGTTTTGGTAACACGATTTTGCACCAGGTACTTGCCACGGAATTGTTCCATGGCAGCATAGGTAAGATTTTCGTCACGTTCGTGGCGTACAAAACTATTGATGCGATCCCACTCGTCTGCTGAGTAAGTGGTCAATAGTTCAGCATCGTAGAACCCACGCTCAACATTGAGCTTGACCAGTTCATGCAAATGGCATGGAGTGAATGTGTTGTACACTTGTTTGCGTATGTGATAGCAAATCAAGCGGCCAGCAACATACTGATAATTTGGAGTATCCTCGCTGATTAGATCAGCTGCACTTTTGATCAAGGTCTCTTGAATGTTTGCAGTTGGGATACCATTATAAAATTGCAGTTGGCTTTTGATTTCAACTTCAGATGCTGATACTCCTGTGATTCCTTGTGTGGCCCAAAATACCACTTTATGTAATTTTTCAATGTTTAATGGCTCGCGATTGCCGTTGCGTTTTTGTACTTGTGTTTGTGTCATTTATTCAGCCTAGATGTTGATGTAAAATTGAACTATCCAGCTGGCGTTGGATGGTGAGTTGTGTGGATTCGATATTTAACACTACCCTGGGTGCCCAATTCATTATATATTTCCCATGTTCAATTAGGACTAAATTATCAGTTTTTGTTTGAACAAGTGATGCGTGTATGTCTGTTAGGTTGTTAATCATCAACATAGTATACAGCATTCCAAGCCCGCGAGCAAGCTCACAATAGGTGTTGTCGGCCAATAGATCCCAGGGGCCGGGCCAGTTTTTGACCTCGTCCCATTTTAAATGTCTAGCAACTATTGGTACGCGAAACCACCAGTCATTGATCACTGCCACTTGAGTTGCAATGTCAGCGGTGGCAAGATTAGTACGCAGTTGGTGCCAATCTGCCAACTGTTCTTCAAACGTGTTTGGCCACATTAGGATAGGTGTGAAATAGAGTAAGTTAAAGTTCCGTCTACACCAGTGTTAGATGATGTAAACAACACCGATATCTGATTTCCAGCTTGTGTAGCCGACAAAGTGATGCCGGTGCTAGAATTTTCAGTATAGTCGTCGTTGTAATTACCACCGTTGCCGGTCACGGTCAAAATACCGTAACGAATATTGCTGTCGCGTTGAATAGAGTACTGCATTTGAAACGCCTTGGTATACAATTGATTAACAGATAAAATAGTCTGATTGACCACGTTGTTGACCAATGTGACTGTTTTACCTGTTTCTCTAGTGTATGCTCCCATCTGCAACTGAGTGCCACCCGACATGGTCTGCCCAGCTGTAATAATTTCTATTCGGGGGATTGTGTAGGCATCTGCATCTGATCTAGTGAACAAGTCATGCACCGACACATTGTTGTCATTGTTAAAGGTAATAACCGGTGATATTGGACCAGTGTTGCTGATACCAAAGCCTACATTGTTAAACGCATTATACGCCGACACGTTGAGATTGATATCTCCATATGAAATTGCTTCTGCGTAGATATTGTCAAACACATTGTGTAGTGCACGGAAGTTGCTGGGGTTGACGTCTAGTACAATGCCTTGATATAATATGTTAAACAAACTGTTGGACACAGTGATTCCGTACATGCCTGCGGTGGTGTTAAATGCATAAGTGGTATTAGTAAATCCGCATTTGTCAAATGTAATGTCAGTACAGGTTAACACTCCGTCGCTGGCGAATCTCACCGCAGCATTGTTTGGTAATGGGGTAATTCCTGAGTTCTCAACGTCTGTCAAGGACAAGGCACCAACAAAATACACACTGTCAAACCAACACTGCGATGCGCGATCAACTAGGAAAACATCAGTTGATTCAGCTGATTGAAAAGTCATTGAATTTATCTCAATGTGCTTTGGCGGCGTTGCTCCGTTGGTGCCAATGTTTACCCCAGTCTGTTGTAAACTATCACCATACTGTGCCACATACGCAGGTACACTGCTGTCTTGTGTGTCTAAATAAATGATTGAACAGTCGGCGCCTTCACCAATTAGTTTGGCATAGGTAGGAATTACAATGGGTGAACTGGTTCTATAAGTACCGGCTGGGAAAAACAAACTTCGACGAATCTGCGTATTGGTCTCTCGGCAATACAATTGAAACAAGGCTCGGTTGATTGCCGCAGTGTCATCAGCTAGTCCGTCACCAATAGCACCAAAATCTCGCACACTAGCATAGTCATCCAGCGTGGCTTGTAGTGTACGCACAATCGGGCTTGATGGTGACTCGCCGGTTTGAGCCTCGTATCCCACTGCTATGTCTTTGTAGGTGTAATTGGTGAGAACTGTGATGTCTGAGAATTCAGTCAGTACCTCGGTGTTGCCAATAACCGGGGCACCATCTTGTAAGGTACCGTTACCAATGAATAGCTGGCGTGTGTCTAGGCACCAGCCCAATTCAGCGCCGGCCAACTGCGGCAGGTCTTCGGAGTACCCTTTTCTTTGCGTAATCTGGGAGATTTGTACTATAGCCACTTGGAATTCCTCTATTTGTCAGTATTTAGCTGACCAAGTAATACATTTCAACCCGTTTGAGCCACTCGTTATGCCAGTGTGCAAATTCATCGTCTTTGATCACATACTCTGTATACACAGGTTTATCCAGTGATCCGTCGGGTAACTCAGCTGGCTGCATGGCCATCATGATCACCCCTGTTTTTATGTCTGTGCCATGAGTGTGATTGTGTGCGGCTGCATAGGCTGCAAGTTGAATAAAATAGTCGTCAATCCACTCACGTTTTTTGGGCTTGTTTGTTTGCTTAAAATCAATAATTGCAGGTTGCCCTTTCCAAATACCAAGGCAGTCTGTTGTGCCAGCGTAAAGCCCACTGTAGTACACAGGAACTTCTACTCCCCAAAATTCATCCACATTGCACAAGCCTTGTAGAATAACTTCTGCGGCCATGAACCAACTGGGATGAGCAAAGGGATTACCAGGCAAGGGCTTCATATCTGTTTGCAATGCATAGTGCTCAAGATAAGCATGCATTCGTGTGCCTCGGCTGGCTGCTTCTGTGGTAATTTCTTGCGCCTTGACTTCGCCTACTCTCTTTTTCCAGTTAGCAAGAGCTTGACGTTTTTCCTCAGGCTTGGTGCGATCTAGGATGGTAGTAACGCTGGGCACTTTAGAACCGTCAGGCAAACAATAGTGTCGCTTTCCTTCAACAGTTGTTCGATTAAGCGGTGCATAGTTATATCTTGTGTTGATCATATTTTTTTAAAAAAGTTCTGGCCATTTCAGCATGCCATTGTGGTCCCGGGTGGTCGTCTCGTCCTTGGTCATGAATGCTCATGTCAAAGTCATGTATGTTGTGTTCGTAGACTGTGTAATTATTAACTGTGGCAAGTAGTCCTACCATGGCACGATTTCTCTGTCGTATGTTATTAAAATTTTCATCTGTTAACATTGTTGGAGTGTATCCATTTTGCACATGTGGATACACTGTTGCTATTTTTAATTCTTGATATTGTTCGTACCTGTAGATATCTGTCCATAGCACAAATACAATGCTGGGAGTGATTACTCCACTGATATTGTATAATGTGCGAGCAACTGCATCACCTGAGCTTCCGCCAACCCCAAAATTATAAACTACGTGTTGTGGGAAATTCTTTTCAATCTGTGCAACCCAACTGTCTTCGTAGTTTATTCCTATTGCTTCAGTAAAGCTACATCCTATGCAAATAATACTTGGAATTGAATTGGTTAGGTCAAACTCTCTAGTACGATATCCATAGCTGTTGTATTTGTAAACAATGGAGGTTTTGGTGTATCCAGGCTTGGGAGATTTTTTAAAGTTTTCCTCAGTATCAGTTCCAGACCAAAACAAAGTGGCACCGCACCTAGAAGATATTTTGGGTATATATCCGCGTTGCCAGTAATTGTTCATTTCACTCGAAAACTTTCTCCACAGCCACAACGGTCACGTTCATTTGGATTGCTAAATTCAAATCCCTCATTTAGTCCGTTGCGCACAAAATCAATAACTGTTCCGTCAAGATACGGCTTGTTTTTGGGATCTATAAAAATTCTCACACCATTGCTGTCATAATGTTGAACACAGTGCAAATGAGGATTGTCCACGTATTCCAACACATAGGCAAGGCCCGAACAACCAGTAGTGCGGACGCCAACTTGTATGCCCAGGCCTGATCCACGCTTGGCCAAAGATGTTTTAATTTTGCAAGCTGCCTTGTCAGTTATTGAAATCATCAGTGTTTGCTTCTGTAATCGGCCACTGCGGCCTTGATAGCATCTTCTGCTAGAATACTACAATGTATCTTGACTGGGGGAAGGGCTAGTTCTTCGGCGATTTGGGAATTTTTGATTGATCCTGCTTCGTCGAGTGTTTTTCCTTTGACCCATTCTGTAACGAGGCTTGAGCTCGCGATAGCCGATCCGCAGCCATACGTTTTAAATTTTGCATCTGTAATAACACCTGTAACATGGTCAACCTTTATCTGTAGTTTCATTACATCACCGCAAGCAGGTGCACCAACCATGCCAGTGCCCACAGTATCATCAATATCCATTTTGCCCACATTGCGTGGGTTTTCGTAATGATCAACTACTTTTTCACTGTAAGCCATTGTGCTCTCCTGTTATTAGTTACTGTTAAATGTTTGAGTAAACATTCGTCCGCGATAGTTAAATGTAACTATTTCACCTTGTTGAATTTGAACAGGAGTAAATCGGCACACTTGTCTTTGTTCTATTCTATTTGAATCTCGCCCAACTTCATTGCCAATGGCGCCGCCTATCAATGCTCCAATCACAGTGCCTGCCACTTGATCATTTCGATTGCTACCAAGTGTGCTGCCTAGCAATCCTCCAGCCACGGCTCCAATGG